AAAATATTTGATAAACGAACAATATTTAGAGAAGGTATATTAAAATTAAGAGAACATGATTATAAGTCTAGTGAATTATTAAAAATAGCTATTGATATTTTATATAACGAATATGGATGTGATAATTCTTATTTGATTATACCATATACTAAATCAAAACATAAAGCTCAAAAAGAATACCCAAATTTATTATTATTAATGAAAAAATATCAAAAAAAATATGATACTTATGCAAAAATTTTAAATATAATTGAAAAATCATCTCCTATAGACATGACGTAAAATAATATTTTTATTATTAAATATTAAAATGTCATTTTTAATAAAATATGGACCCCTAAAAATAGAATCAGAAAAAGAAATTAATAAATGTAAAAATTGTAGATCTTTAAAACAAGATGGTATGGATGAATCCGAAAGAACAATAGAAGAAATTTATTTTGAATGTAAAGGAGCTATTAATGGATTACCAAGTGTGGATCCAGATGATATGATAATTAAAAAATATTATTGTAATCAATGTGATAATAATATTGAAATGAGATATACACCATCAGAATGTTTTTAACAAAATGAAAAGTCAAAATAAAAATATTTTTAAAATTTTAAAAATGAAAAGTCAAAATAAAAAATTTTAAAAAAATATTTTTAAAAAATAAAAATCGGAGCTGTGCAAAAAAATTTAAACGAATGTTGTTAGCTGATGAGTAAAAAAATTGTAACGGAATTAGAAAGTGTAAATCCGTTTAAAATTTTATTCAGTATATATAGATAATATGGGTGGAATTTCGACAGAGAAGGAAAAAGTCAAGTTAGAAACTGGTTTTGATCGAGGACTTGATTATTCTGATATCAAAAAAAAATTAGGTAAAGACTTTAAAAAAAAATATAATCAACTTGATCAGTTAGAAGAAGGTTGTACAGGGTATGAAAGTAAAAAAAAAATATTAGTCAACCAACTAACTTATCTTTTATTAGCATTAATTCAATTGCGTAATGGTTCCAGAATTGTTGAAGCTGTTTGGTGTTTTAGACAATTCATTAAAGATAGAGATTTCAAAAAAACAATATTGGTCAAGATAGCCAAATCAGAAAGTATGAAATATGATAGGAGAACCAAAGAAAAATATATGAGTAAGATAAGATACAGAAAAATGGTCTTTCCCATTTCATGGATTAATTTAGATAAGGATACTTATGATAACATCGAAAAATATTCTGATCTTATCACTGATTTTAGATTGAAGAAACGTGTTTTAGATTACTTATTAATATACCATGATTGTAATACTCATTCTTTGCGTTATTGTTTTATTAATTATATGATAAATGAAAAGAAAGTACCATTAAATGATGTAGCCAAGACAGTTGGACATGTTGATTTAAGCATGCTAACAAGATATACACAAGCAAAAAATATTGATGTCGTACTGAGTCTAGATGGATAAATTATTCCGGAATTTTCGGACAATCGATATAAAGAAAAATTACCATTACTAATTATAAAATAAAAATCGGACAATGGAAGTTGATCACATCAGACCATTATTAAAAAAATATAATATTGAAGACTTAGCAGAAAAAATTCAAGATTATGTTGAAATGGATAATTATTCATATTATAATTATATATATAAAAACAATGAAAAAAATGATAAAGCTTACTATCATGCAATGACTCTTAAAAAAATATGTATAGATAAACTTGAAATAACTTTTGGATATCCATTAAATATTTATATTAAACCATACAAAATAAATTCTAATACATATATTGAACCCAGTGACCAATTTTTTTATAATACAATTAATACAATTTTATACAAGATTATGTTAAAACGAGGCTATACTAATGAACTAACACGTCATATATTTCATAAAAAAGGAAATAAATATAAATTAGTCATCACTATTGATAAAATGTCTTGGTTTATAGATTTATATAATTATAATCCAGATAGTATATATAATGTAAAAAATTATGCACATCGTATAAGTATTGAACTTTTGAAAATAACTTAACGTTCTATCCTTATCGAACTTTTTAAATATTATTTAATATAGTACAATAATGTCAAATAATAAATTTATGGAATTAATTGAAACACTTAAATCATTCGATCATATGTCCAGTGAATGGGAAATAATTAGTATGATAGTAAATCATAAAGATACAATTAAATCAAGAGAATATCAAAAAATAGATATCGATAAATTAATGAATGACTGTAAAATATTTTTTGATCAAAGAATAAATGAAAAAATTAAAAAATTAAAAATTTAAAAAATGACTTAAAGAAATATAACTATTGATAATTATAAAATAAATTTCGGACTTAGAATGTACGCCCAATTTAATGACCCAGAAACCACATTTTTAATGAAGATGAATGAAATTTATGGTTCACTAATATTTGACTATAGAAAAATGAAATATATCAATAAAAATACGGAAATAAAAATAACATGTAATAAATGTAAAAATAATTTTGAAGAGAAACCAAGTAAATTATTATCTAATGGCTGTCCAAATCTACAATGTGCCAATCATTTATACTCTAAATATGATGATGAAGAAACTACATTTTTAATGAAAATGAATGAAATTTATGGTTCACTAGCATTTGACTATAGAAAAATGAAATATATTGATAAAGATACTCAGGTAGACATAAAATGTAATAAATGCAAAGGTATTTTAGAAGAAACACCAAGTAAATTATTATCTAACGGCTGTCCAAGACTAAGGTGTGATAATAATAAATCAAAACAATTAGATCCAGTAAAAAGTAAATATTATGTAGACAGAGCTGATTTTAATCATCAACTAATGAATATACATGGATTTAAATATACTAATATTAAATTTGTCGACACAAATACAGATGTAACCTTAAGATGCAATACTTGCAAAAATGAATTTAAAATTATGCCAAAAATATTATTAAAAGATGAAGAAGGTTGTCCTCGTTGTGATACTATTGTTGGACAAATAATAAATGAAACAAAAAAACATAAAGAAAGAGGCATTAAAACAGAATTTTTTCTTATCAAGGATAATTAATCCATATTTAAAATTGAAAAATCGTACTATAATATAATGGAAAAATTAATTGAAGTTCAAAAAGAATATATTAAAAAAATTATTAGAGAAGGAAAACCATATTGTAAAATTTGTTTAGATAATAGAAGTGCTATTTCACAGAATGGATTATGTGAAGATTGTATTTATATGAATAATTTACTTACTGAAATAAAAATATAAATTAAATATATATCAAATGTCATTATCAGAATGTTTTGATCATGGAGTCCCAATCCCATGGGCTAATATGCGATTTAATAATGTAGATATCGATGGTATATTAACAAATAAAGATCCTACTAATAGTTATAATCAAATAGTTTCAGCGCAAGGAACTGTTACAAGTTCACTTAATACACCAGTACCAGTTTTCTTATATACACTTCCAACGTCACCAGAGGGAGGATGTTTTTTAGCTAATTTTATAATAACCGCAAAAGGAGGACCTACTGGATCCACAAATAATTGGATGGTCCAACAGACATTACGTATGATCACTTTGACAAATGCTGGAGTAGCTACTCTCGAGGGTATAGTAGGAGCAGATAATAATCTACCAATAGGATTTGCTCCAACTGTTGTAGGACAAAATCTTATTATTCTTCCAGGAAATATCTTACAGTTTGGTGTACAGAATTCAGCAGCTGGACAAACTACAGCTTATTCATGGTCTGTAACAGTTTATGCGGTTATAACTCTTGTATAAATTTAAATATTCATTAATTATATAATGACGACGTTTAACTCTTCTATAAGTTCATCAGTGTTACCATATGGTGATCCCGTAACATCAACAATTAGGTATTATATTACTACATCAGGAGATACAATGAGAATATCCACACCTCGTACACCTGCTTCTTCCTCTGCCTCTGGAGATGTTGGAGAGTTTTGTTGGGATGCATCATATTTTTATGTATGTACTGCTGCAAATACATGGCAGCGAATAGCTTTAGTTCCATTTTAAATATTGTTTATATATATAAAATGTCACTATCTGAATGTTTAGATCATAGTGTTCCTATTCCATGGGCTAATATGAGATTTAATGATGTCACTTTAGATGGTAATCTTTTAATTACTGGAACAGGTACATCATCAACTGGAGATGGATTAATCACAACTTATACAAATGGTTTAGTAACAAATAATACTTCACCAACTACATATTTAACTATTCCTATAACAAATACTAATTCTGTCTATCAAGTAACTATAATTGCAATTGCATATACAACAGTTGGAGCACTTGGTGCTGGTGTATATAGTGAAATAAATTCTGTTTATTCAATTGTTGGAGGAGTTTTAACATATTCTGTTATTGCTAAACCAGTTATTAATGTACCTATTGGATATGGTACAATTCCAGGTGCTAATATAATTCCATCTGGTACAGAATTAATATGTCAAGTTCAAAATACAAATGCTGGACAAACAACAGATTGGGTTATTTTAACAAGAGTTATAAGTAATGTAATACCATAAAATTATTATAATAGAAAAATTTCTGTTATTTTCTTTTACAATAATATAGATGAGTAATCAACAAATGGCTAATCGAATACATGATATTTTATCTTCAAAAGCAATGATGGGAATGGGAAGACATAGAAGATATAGTAGAGGTTATGGTGATGAAGAAGATGATATTTATGGACGAGGTGTGAGGGCTGGTTATGGTCCTAGTGTAAAATCTGAAGTTGCTGCTAAAAAAAATCCATGGATAAAATTTGTCAAAAAATTTGCTAAAGAACATGGTATGACATATGCTGAAGCATTGAAAAATCCTGCTACTAAGAAAGCTTATAAACAATTTAAAGGATCTAAAGGATCTAAAACAACAAAAGGAAAAGGAGCTGGTAAACCTAAACATATAAAAAATTGTCCAAAAGGTAAACGATTATCTAAGGTTAAAAGATATAAGAGATGTATCATTGAACGATCATAATTATAAATATATCGTATTATATATTAATGTCTAAAAATACTGGATGTTATGTTGGTATTAGTCCAGATAAAAATTTTGATAGATTTCTAGAATTTAAACCATTATCAAGTTTTCCAAAGGATGCACTAAAAGATATAAAATTACTATCTTTTTCAAAAGATAAAGATGCTTCTCCTTTTGGAAGTTTTATTTATCGTGTCCAAAAATATCCTGGTGATGTGGACTTAATAGAAAATTTTGCAGATTGTTGTAGTAAAGAAGATGTTATTCATAAATTTGTTAAAAGATTAAAAGAAGTTGTCAATGAAGTATTAGAAAGAGCTGAAAATGAGATTTATTTTTTTTCTGAAGCAAAAATGGGTTTAGATATGAGATATGATGTAGATGTTGGACCTATAGCAGAGGGAATTTATACTCCTAATCCAAAATTAGCAGATATAACATTTAATATGTATAAAAAAAAATTATTAAATGAAGAAGAAAATAATATTGTTCAATTTATTTTATCAACAATAACTAATTTTGGAAAAAATGAATATGATGCTATATTTGCTATCTTTAGAGAAAAAAGAATAGTAAGATGGTCAGCAGATGATATTTTGAAAGGTTATGTAATTTTACCATTAAATAAAAAAATGACTTTAGAAGAAGCACTAACATATAAAACTTTTGTAAAAATAGATATAATAACAGTAATTGCTGGTAGATTTACAGAAGTTACAAATTTTTTTCAATTAGGTTATTATACAAAAGATGTTCATGGAAAAGTAGATCGAAATATAATTGAATTTTTTCGAATACAATCTACTGAAGATTTACCATTTGAGATCGAAAAATTATATTATAGTGATTATTTTTATTCACCATTTAAGGTAGTAAAGAGAATATTCGCATATGCTAGATCACTATGGTCACAATTCCATGATCCTCTCTATAAAGATGTACTTGATAGAATTGTACCATTTGTATCATCTAATACATCCCTATTGTATCAAATTAAAAGTGATATTGATACTATAGTTCTTGTACTTGATAAACTTGAAGAATATCCACCAGCCGAACAATATATTGATGTTATATCTCATGTATTAGATGTAGATAAACTTAATTTATCAACTGCCATAGAATTATCAGAGCATACATTAATACAAATTAATAATCTTATCATAGATGCAATTAAACATATAGATAATCGAGATAGAACAATACAAACATTAAAAGAAGCTAAAAAAATTATAGTTAAACATATTAATTTTCAAACTATTAAATATTTACAATCAGTTGATTTAAATCCTCCAATTGAATTATTACCTGAAAAACTTAAATATGATATTAATGATGTTAGAGAACCTGATGACTCTCCACAAAATCCACTTAGTATGTATAAAGTAGAAGCATTAAAACTTGGTAATTCTGTATTAATTCCTCCAACTATTAAAGGTAGTGGAAATGATATGGATCAACAACCAAAATATCATTTTTCTAACTTTTTTGAAGATCCTCGGAGTAGTAGAAATCTATCTGAAGCAATACATAGAAGATTTAGAACTCCACAATCATTTATAGATCAACAACGATTTAGAATAAAAGAAGAAGAACAGCAACAAAAATTAATACGTGCACAAACTGAAAAACTTTTAAAAGAAAAAGAAAAACAAATGAAAAAACAACAAATAGGAAAACCATCAAAAAATTATTATCCACCACAACCATTTCAAATAGCATTACCACCTATTGGAGGACCACCTATTCCATCATATATAGTACCACCTTTTAGAGTACCACCTACTAGAACACCACCTATTCAACAACCATTTATAGTACCACCTATTGAAGAAGAAGAACCATATATAGGATCACCTATTAATGATTTAGAAACGAAAAAGATACAAGAAGAACTTGAACAGATACAAAAAGAACTCAGACAGATACAAAAAGAATCTCTCCAAGAAGAAGCTCTTCGAGAAGTATCACCACCATCAAGGATGGGAACAAGATCTGTATCTAGAGCATCTCGATCTGTATCTCGTGAACCAAGATTTATACCAGGACTAGAACAGATGTCAATACCAGAAATACCACAATATGTATCTCAATTTGAAAATGATCCAGAAAGAATGAAAGCAATACAAAAAGCACTAAATGAATTTGGATTTGCACGAAGAGAAGAAGAAAGTCCAAGTATGCGTACGCTATCGCCAGAAATATATCCATATACACCAGAAGAATTAGAAGCACGACGTAGAAGAATGAGAGGTGAAGTTGTATATTCACCAGAAGAATTAGCAGCATTTGAAGCACAACAATTAGGACCAAAAAGTATAACTATAAGTGGACCAAGTACAACATCGCCAGAAATATATCCATATACACCAGAAGAATTAGAAGCAGCACGCAGAAGAATTGGATTTGAACCAAGGAGAATTCAATATTCACCAGAAGAATTAGAAGCACAACATGAAGAACTGAGGAGAATAGGATTAGAACCAACGGGAGAAGTTTTACGTCTTACACCAGAAGAATTAGAAGAAGCACGCAGAAGAAGCAGGGGTGAAGAACCACGTGGAAGAAAAACAAGTAAAACAAGTAAAAAAAGTAGAACAAAACAAAAAAGTTCACCAGTTAGACCAGTTGCTAGACCACGATCAAAGGAAAAACTATTAAAAATAATGAAGAAGAGTGGATTAGAACAAACTTCTGAATATAAAGATATTAAAAAAAGACTACAAAAAGAACGTAGAAGAAGAGGTGAAGGTTGTTGTGAATTAAATGATATACCATTAGGTCAAGGACAAGGTAGAATTGGAGGATATGATTATGCACATGATTATAAATTACCATTGTATGTAAATAAAAATTTACCATTACCTAAATTACTACAAAATGAAATGAATACTAGTCCACAAACTGCTGGTTCTTATTGTAGTGATTATTATGGTCGAGGATATGGACCATCATTACATCCGCCATATATTGATAATGCACCATTAGTAATGAATGGACATATTATGTCACGACGTGGTGATAGAACAAGAGCAGGATGTGATGATTGTGGATTAACCAATTTTAGAAAAATACATTAATTAGATTAAAATTTAATTTAATTAAAGTATAAATGCACCTCCCTCATACAAAACACACATTGGATAATTTTTATAAATAGTTATCCATCTACTAGGTAAGTTCAATATATTTTCTATTTGTGAATTATTTAATCCATAATATTGTTTTAAACAGTATCTTATTTGTTGTGTCGAGCCAGATTTTGGAAAAACTGTTAATGATTGCATTTCATTTAAAATAGTTCTGGCAACTTTTCTTTCATTAGGTATTACTAGATGATTTGTCATAATTATCCAAATATACAATTTTCTCCCAACTTCCATTATATCAGCCATTAATTTATCAACTGCTTTTTTTTGTTTATCATCTTGTATTGTATTACAATCATCAAATAAAATTAGACATCCTCCAGTTAATTCTTTTGATATATCAATTGGATTTTCTACTATTGAATCATTTATTTTTACTTGAATTGGTCTTAATTTTTTAAATGCTGGATCATCTTTGGCATCTGTTCTTGAAAAAATAAAAAAATCTTTTTCTGGATATATCTTTTTAAAAGCTGTTGCTAATTGTGCAGCATAAGTACTTTTTCCTGAGCCAGCCGGTCCAGCAATATAATCAACACTCCTTTCGTCAACTTTAGGAATTGGTAACATTTTTCCCCTATCAGTAATTTCAAAACTATCTCCCAAATCTGAATATTCAGACGATTCTGACTCTTCATAATATACCTGACATTTTTTACAACATGGTTTATAAGAACACTTTTTAGAACATTTTTTACAATTACAGCAACCACCATATTTTTTTTCTTCATCTTTTTTATCTTGTGTGTCTATATATAATATCTCATTATTATATTCACCACCAGATATTTTTGCTAGTGCTCTACCTTTATAAAAATTTAGCATATTTATACATATACTCTATACATTTTGTTATAAAATTTTTGCTATCAAAAAAAAGATAATGTCTTATTTTATGATACAATGTATAATAATCTAAAAAGTGGTAAGCCAATTACACAATTAGATATTGAAGATATAAATAAAATAATACAATATCCTGTAGGAAAAGCAATTTATAAGACTTCAATAATGAATAAGGAAGAAGAAAATATACAAAAACCATTTGGTAGACCAAGAAAAAAAGAAGAAGATAAGGCAAAACCAACAGATAGAATTAAATGTGAAGTATGTGGAGAAATATATTCTAGATGTCATAAATCATCACATGAAGTAAGTAAAATACATCTAGCTTATGCTAAAATGAATCAAAAACTACTAAAACTTTTATTAGATAATGACAAGTAATAATATAGATGAATGTAAAAAATATTCTTAAGGAATATGAGAATATAGCTTTATCTGATAAGCAAGTTTTAAAATTAATAAATGGAAGAGCAAATTTAATTCTTTACCCAGATTTACATAAATATGATAATATAGATGAAATATTAGAACCATATGGTGCATGCATTTTATTATTTGAAGCAAAACCAAAATATGGTCATTGGTGTTGTATTTTTAAAGTAAATGATAAATTACTGGAATTTTTTAATCCATATGGTGGATATCCTGATGATAGTCTAGAATACATACCAATGCATTTTAGATTAATATCAGATCAATATTATCCATATTTATCATTACTTATGTATTATTCTCCTTATGAATTATCATATAATGAACATGCATTTCAAAAATATGGTAAAAATATTAAAACATGTGGCAGATGGTGTAGTATTAGATTAGTTTTTAGAAATTATTCACTTGAAGAATTTCATAATTTAATAAAAAATTTAGAAAAAGAATTTGGAATAAATGGAGATGAAGTTGTTACCTTATTGACTATGTATATTAATAAATAAAATATTTTATTAATATAATAATGTCATATTCAACAATTACACAAGTTGGTGATAATATCTATGTCAATGTTTTAATATCTCCTTCTAGTACACAATTTATAATTAATGCTGAATATGCAGTAACAAAAACTCTTCCTATTTTGAGTAAATGTGATGATTATTATTGTTCTATTGTTAGATTCTCTATTCCTTTAGATTTCATTCCATTATTTATCATGCCAATAATTCCTAATCAACCAAATCCTAATTTAACACCATTTGTTATTGGAATACAAACTGGGTCAGTAAATTATTCTCAAAATATAATATATATTTCAGAAGATGGTGTTCCACCTCCTATACAAAATCAACCAACACAAGTTATAACTCTTTATTATTATGTATATGATTATCAAAATTTAATTACTGCTATTAATACAGCATTAGCTGCTGCTTTTGTAGCATCTGGATTAACTGGTGATTGTCCATATTTTTATTTAAACACAACCACAGAAGAAATAAGTTTAGTTGTTGATATAGCAACATTTGCACCTACTGCAACACCTACTACACCTAATCCTATACCAACTGCTACTATTTTTATGAATAAAGATTTACAAATATTTTTAACTTCTTTTCCTGTTAATTTTGTAGGACCTATATCTACTGGATTATATTTTTTTAATTTAATAAGATTTGGTTTAGATACTACAATTCCTCCATTTAGTGGAACTGCTACTCAAAAACAATTTACTCAGGAATATAGTGTATTAGAATTATGGGGTTCAATATCAAAAATATTGATAACTACAAATTCTATTCCAATTATAAGTGAATATACTCCTACTAATAATTCAGGTATATCATCAACATTACCAATACTATCAGATTTTGTTCCACAATTTGAATTAGCAGGACAAAGTAGATCTATAGCTTATTATACACCAACTAGTCAATATAGATTATCTGATATGAAAAGTTCAGAACAATTAAATACAATTGATTTAAAAATTTATTGGCAAGATAAAGATTTGAATATATATCCATTACCAATAAATCAATATCAAGAAGCCAGTATTAAAATTGGATTTTTTAAAAAATCTTTGTATAATGCTGGAAATTTAACTTTAAAGAAATAATATAATTTTATTATTTTATTTCTTTGATATTAGTATATTATGTCATTATCATATCAACCATTAACTCCCGTATTAGTTCGGGATCCAATTACTCAAGTCGAAGCATCTAGAGATTATGCTATTCTTAAAGGTGGAAACCAAGTGACTTGGAAGCAGTATACTACAACCAGTATTTCTAATAGTAGTATTACTTGGTCTTGTCCTCCTCCTTCTGGTAATATTTTTGTAGATAGAAAACAATATACTTTATTACCAGTTAGATTAGTATTTACTGGTACTACACCAGCAGTTGCTCCTGGACAACTTTTAAATCCTGGTAATGATGCACCAAGAGCATTTCCCTTGAATGGAAATTTAGAAACTTTACAAGCTGCAGTAAATGGACAATCATTTTCAATATTTATATCTGATATGATTCATGCACTAGCTCATTATAATACAGATATTAAATTACATAATAGAGATTATTCTTTAACACCAACCTATTATGATCAAACTCAATCTTATGCAGATATTGCATCAGGTAATGTTAGAAATCCATTAGGAGGATATCATAATGGAATAGATCATACACCATTACAAAGAGGAGGCTTTCCATTTACTATAGTTGTAAATACACCTGCACTTGCAGTAGTTGACATGGTAATTTGTGAACCATTGTTCCTTTCTCCCTTCTTTTGGGGATGTGGAAATGCAGCTGGTTTCTACAATGTAACCACAATGGACTTCAATCTGACTTTTATAAGTAATGCTAATCGTTTCTGGTCACATAATCAATTGGGATCAAGTAATACAATATCAAATATTCAGGCATATTTTGCTAACTTTACTGCTGTTAATCCTGCACCATTTAGCTATACATATTCGCAACCTCTGATGTTATTCAAATATATTACTCCTGATGAAACTCAAGTTTTATCACCAAATATGCCAATTACATATCCTTATTTTGATGTACAACGATATCCTTTAGATTTTGCTACAGCAGTCACACCAGGTGTATCTAATACAACTGGATTAATTTCCTCGAACAATTTACAACTTAATTCCATACCACGTCTGATGTATATATATGCTAGAACACAAAATAATGTATTGTATACTCAAGGAACAGGATGTAATAATACAGATACATATCTTGCATTAGAAAATATTAATATAACATTTGCTAACTATACTGGTTTATTAAGTTCAGCAAGTAAATATCAATTATATCAAATTGCTGGTAAAAATGGTTGTGGTATGAATTGGGCCCAATGGTCTGGAGAGAGAGAAAATGATATGTCTGATTGGACTACTCCAGTACCACAGTATGGGACAATTGGATCAATTTTAGCAGTAGAATTTGCTACTGATTTAGGTCTTCCATCTGATATGGCACCTGGCCTCCAAGGCCAATTCCAATTACAAGTGACTGCACAATTTAGAAATACATCAAATGCTAATATTACTGCAACTCTATTTATTATTATTGTATCAGAAGGATCCTTTACTATACCTGGACTCAATAGTGCGACTCGCCAGCTAGGAGTCATAACAAAATCTGATATACTTAATAGTAAAAATAGACCAAGTGTAACATATGATCAAATTAGAGAATCTCAATATGGAGGTGAAGGTAATTTCTTAAGTAATTTGAAAGATTTTGGTGCAAAAATTAATGAATTTTTGAAAAGTAGTAAATTAATTAGTACAATTGCTAATTCTATTCAACATCCTGCATCTCAGGCTATTGGTAGAGTTGCACAACATCTTGGTTATGGAGATGGTTATGGTATGGGTGATGGTGAAGGAGGAGTAGTAATTGATCCATCACAATATCATGATTATGGAGAAGGTGTCATGGCTGGTGGACGACATATGTCTAGACATGATCTTAAGTCCAGATTAAGAAGAATGTAAAATATTTTAAAAAATATTTTTATTAAATATTTTTAATAAAAATATTAATCAACAACTAAAATAATATTGTATTCTATTTTAACAATATCATATTCCATTTGAATATTATGTAGTTTATTTTTTTTATTACTTAATTTTCTCTCCAAATGAGTAATCATACTCGATAAATTTTTATCTTTTTGTCTTAATGTTTCTAAAATTTTTAGTTTATATTTTATGATATTTTGTTCATAATCAATTGCTTCATCTATATCTTTTTCCATTAATATATTATCTATTTTATATATAATGAGTCAAGTGCAAGCCATTCTCTTTGATAAGACAAAATGGACATTTGATGATGCATCTCTTTTTTTATATGATCATAATGTTGAACCTATAAAAATGCATGAAACACAAAATTTTTATCGATTTAGACTAAAAACACCAAATAAAAAATATAAATATCGAATTAAAACAATATCACCAGGTATTAAATTTGTATTCGAATTTAAATAGTTTTTTTTAAATTTTTCCATTCATGTTCCCATATTGACACCAAATTATAACCCTTCTCTTTAATAATTTGTTCTCTTTTGATGGTATCATCCAATAATTGTTTATACAATTTTCCAGAACGTGCATTTTTCCCATCTATATCGAAACATATTAGACAACCATGAAAAAAACATCCATAATACTCATATACAGTATTATTTTCTCTATCATACCCATCTACTCTTAATCTTGTATCAGGTATAACATATTCTCCTTTATTTTTAGCATGTTCTATGTATATATTATTTTTTTTTGAAATATAATTTAACCATTTTATTGATTCTTCACTATAGTTTGAAATTTTATATCCACATTGTCTACATCCTCTTCCTGTAATATGATCAGCTGGAAGTTGTTTAAATTCACCATGTTCCTGACAGATAATTATAATATGGGTTCTTGAATTTACATATTCTGTTTTTGAGTAATCATATTTATTTTTATGAACTTTTTTTGCTTTTTTCAAAAAAATATTTAAATTACTTCTTGTTTTCTTTGATATTGTTTTATATCCACATTGTCTACATCCTCTTCCCATAAGATGATTTGATGGAATTTGTTTAAATTCACCATGTTCCCTACATATAATACTAACTCTTGCTCTTTGTGATATATACTCTATTTTTGAGTAATCATACCTATTCCCATGTATTTTTTTACTCCTTTCAATAAATAGTTCAGTTGTTAGAGTCATTACTAAGTCCGATAATTTAATGATATACTATGGTGGTTATCCTTTAAGTCAAATATAACCAAAATTTAGGTTAAATATAACTAAAATTGTATTTAATATTTTTTTATGTCAACTGTTCATTTCTTAAAAAACAATGTTAGAAATTTTGGATAAGCTATTGATCTTAAATATAACTTGAAAATTTGACTATTTTTTTCAATTTTTAATAAATATATTTTTTTAATAAAACTTTTTTAATACTTTTTGAAAATTAGAAAATTTAATGATATT